GCATAGCAAGGTGTGAAGGCATGTTGCCCACATCAACGTAGAATACTCTGCGCTCTGGCGCACGTTGGACACGATAGATAATAATCGCATCTTCAAGCAATTCTTTTTGCTTGTAAACTTTGAAAATAGTTTCTAGTAATGAATTACCAAAAGGATAGTTGTTGTCTAAACCTTCACTCAATGATAAGTGAACAACATGTTGAGCATCAATAGTAACTTCTGTTTCATCAGTATTAAATCTTCCGCCGCTCATACTAGCAGAAGGTTGGCCAACCATTCCTCTTGCACTACCTACTGGATTATAATCTTGTCCGTAACCTTTTCCTGTTCCAACACCACTGTTTGTGTTATACGGTGTTGTTGCAACCATTTCTTTGAAATTAAGATTTACGTTTTTAATAACATATTGCTCAGGTTGTTTACCTTCGCTTTCATTTACAATAATTCTTACAACGTTTGCAGGATCAACATGAAACCATTTTTTAGTTTCTGGATCTCTAATAAAAAATTGATCACCATACTTAAATGTATTTCTTAGTATACGAAAAATACGTGTTTCAAACTTTTGTAATTTACACCATTGATGCAAATACTGTTGTAAAATTTGTACTTCTGAATTAGTTGCTTGTTGTTTAAAATCTACAATAAAAGGAGTTTCGTTTCTTTTATTTTTTTGTGTACAAAACTCTGCTAGAATATCAAGTGCAGCATTTACTTCTGAATCCATATCCATTGTGTTGTATTGTCCGTAACGTTCAACACGATTTGGAGTTCCAACATAAACATCTGGTAAGAAACTTGAATAGTTTGTACGAGCAGGACCCGCCATGCCACCGCGATTTGAACCTAGAGGGCTATAAGATCCTCCCAAGTTATCTGCTGTTGGTACAGGTGTAAAATATTTTTTCCAGCTCATTGTTTTTCCATTAGTTTCTGCTTACGTATCCTGCTGCGATATTTCCGCTTGTAATTGCTTGTGTATTTCTTTCTACTTTTGTATTAATATCTTTTAGTTCACCTAAGGCTACGAGCATTTGCTGCATAGTAGTATTTAACTGATTTGTACCTTCGGCGGTGCCTCTACTGGACATATTAATACCGCTTAACAATTCTCCAGCATCAGCTCTATTAGTCATTAGTGTATCGTTATCTTGTTTTAGTTCGTCATTTAATGCATCAAGTGCTTCAGTTAAACCTTTTATTGCTTCAGTATACTCGATAATTGGAGTTTTGTCAAGGTCTACTTCTGTAAATCCTGATAGAGCACCGCCCATTGTTTTAATAGCATTAGCATTTGCTTCGATTTGAGCAACATTTAATTCCATTTCGCCAAATTCTTTAACTTGTTCTAGTGGTGTGTCTTGTCCAAAGAAACTCGCAATAGCATTGCCAATTGCACCTACAGCATTTCCTGCACCTGCTGATGCGGCGCCGCTGCCTGCTGATGCCATAGCACTACTAAATGCTGCCATTGCTTCGGCATTATTTTTAACTTTGGCTGTATCAATGTCATAACCTGCAAACTTAACCATGTCAGCAAAAATGTCATCAGTAGTGTCACCGCCAAACAATGCGCCAATGCCGCCTGCAATGCCACTTACCAATGTTCCTAATCCTGCTGCTGCACTTCCAGAAGCACCGACTGCCATTGCACCACTAAATGCTACCATTGCTTCTGCATTATTTTTAACTTTTGCTGTGTCAATGTCGAACGCAGCAAATTTAATCATATCTGCAACAATATCGTCAGTGTCGCTGCCTCCAAACAACGCTCCGATGCCGCCTGCAATGCCACTTACTAAACTACCTAGTCCTTCAGCAGCACTTGCTCCACCTGCTGCTGCCATTGCTGTGCTAAATGCAACCATTGCTTCAGCATTTGATTTTACTTTTTCTGCATCAATGTCTGCATCTGCAAAACGTTTCATTTTGTCTAGAGGATCTTCAGCACCAAATAGTTTTCCTATTCCTTCAGTAATGCCACCTACTAGTGCGCCTAGTCCTGCAACTGCTGAACCTGCGCCAAATGCTACCATAGCACCACTTATTGCTAACATACCTACGGCTGCTGATTTTAGTTTGTCTCCGTCTATTTCTTCAAAAGATTTAATGCCGTCGACAAGTGTCGGAAGTGATTTACCTAGCAACCAACTTGCACCTGCGATTGCTGCACCGATAACAAGTATTACACCTGCTACAACTGCTGCACCTATTGCAACTTGAGGATTTGCCATTGCTGATAATCCTGATGCAATACCTTTCATAGTGCCGCCTGCTAGTCCTCCAAGAGCTTTTCCTGCACCTGCACCCATGTTGCCCATTGCTTTGCCTGCACTTCGTCCAGCACCTCCACCGCCCGGTGCAGCTCTAGAAACTGCTTGCGATGCTCCGCCACCGCCAAATATTTTACTAAGACTTGATTCTATTCCGGATGATGCTGCACTAGCAACACTAGATATTAATGATTTTGCTAAGAAGATACCTGCAATCGCAGCAAGTACCGTTGGACTTGTAATTACACTTGTAAGTCCGCTGATGAGAGAATCTTTTACCTTTTCCCACATTTCTGCAAACGAGAAGCTCTTGAAGTCTTCTATCCAACCTTTGATAGTTGTTGTGATAGATTTAATACCTTCTTTGAATTCAGGACTTCCAATGAAATCTTCTAAAATTCCTGCAACTTCTCTAAAAGAATCTTGTACTAGTGGAAAAATTCCACTGTTGATAAGAGCGTCCATAAGTGTAGTTCTTAGCTCTCTTAGCGTATTAGAGAAGTTTAATAATGCATCGTCTCTTTTTTGTTGCTGCTGTCTTTCATCAAGAAGTCTTGTATATTCTTCATTAGAAATGCGTTGTCTATCTCGTAATTCTGCCGCCATAGCAAGTGCTTGACCGTACCCTGTACCACTTTTCATAATTTGTTCAGCACCTGCGCCTGCGGCTTGTCCAGCAGCATCAAGTTCTTCTTTTACAGTTGCTAAAAAGTTTGCATATTCTTGGGCGTTCATATTTTTAATGTCGCCTGCTTGACTTCTAAAAGTTTCAGAAGCAACTGCCAGTCCTTGTGTTAGTTCATTGTCAAGAACACCATCAGCAGCATCAGTAAGTGCGTCACGCAAAGGTCCAGGTGCTTCTGCTAAGTTAGCAGCAAAACGTGTTGCTTCGTCAGCAGTCATCCTTGACATTGCAAGTCTTGAACGCTGATCTGCTTGTGCAGCATTCATTTCTTCTCGAATCTGGTCTCTACGTTTACCCGTAACTGCTGCAAGTTGATCAATAGTTTCTAAATAATTTGCAGCACTTTGAGCAGAAAGTTTATCATTTCTTCTTTCAAAACCAATTTGTCCTGCGGTAAATTCTGCATATTCAAGCAGAGACTCGTTAAGTTCTGTTGCGGTATAGCCCATATTAATAAATGCTCTACCCGGACCTGTTCTTAGTTCTCTTGATAAATTAGCAAATTGTCTTGCGCCATCGGTTACTCCAGCGCCAAACATACGCATTACATTTGAGTTTTCACTTACTAATGAAGTAAATTCACCCAGAGGTATTCCTGCGCCTGCGGATAATGATCTTATTTCATTCATTCCGTCGCCAAATGTGGCGCCAACTGCACTTAAGGTTCTAAAACTATCAATGTTTTGATCTATTAATCCTGTAAGTACAGTAATGTACTTTCCAGCAAGTGGAATGTGTTGTGCAAAATCACTAATCGAATCTCCGCCGGCTATTAGTTCTTTTGCTAAACCGACTGCACTGCCTGCAATTTGTCCAAGTCCGGTCATTAGCCCCGATAAGGCTAATCTATATGCTCTTTTAGCAACTGTGTTTTCGTTAGTAGCAGTAGTGTTTTCTTTTTGGGCTTTTGTAGATTTACCAGTAGCAACAGTTCCTTGTTGTATTGATTTATTGTATAAATCTTGTGTTTTAGAGGAGGCTCCGGAGCCGCCCATGCGCTCCATAACCGCAAGCAGTCTTGCGAGAGTTTCTTCGCTTGCAACTGTACCACCGTTGCCTACATTACTAATTTCAACTTCTTCGGCCACTACCTAAATCCTGAGTTAAATACGTATATAAATAATTAGATACATACTATTATTATGTATTTATACGGAGAAACTCATGGTAGAATTTAACCCTCAAGATTACGAACAGAATCCTCTGAGAAAATTTTTTAGACAAGCCAAAATTCACATTCCATTGCCAAGCAAAGGAGAATTTTATCCCGAAGGCGCAATTGATATGCCTGAAACGGGAGAAGTTCCAATTTTTGCAATGACAGCAAAGGATGAGCTTACGATGAAAACTCCTGATGCACTATTAAACGGTCAAGCAACTGTTGACATTATTAAGAGTTGTGTTCCTAATATCAAAGATCCTTGGAAAATGCCAACTCTTGATTTAGATGCATTATTAATTGCAATTCGAGTTGCAACATACGGAAATATGATGGAAATCACTGCTACCACTCCTAGAACAAATGAAACTAAAAGGTATGAAGTTGATTTACAAAAAATTCTTAGTAAATTAGTTGCAGCAAACTATGAGCCTTCAGTAAAAACAGGTGATATGACTGTTTATACAAGGCCGTTAAATTACAAAGAGTTTAGTCAAACTAGTTTAAAAACATTTGAAGAACAAAGAGTTTTTACTATTATCAACGATGATAGTTTAGAAGATGATGAAAAACTAGAAAGATTTAATAACAGTTTTAGAAAACTTACAGATCTAACTGTTACTACTATGAATAAAAGTGTTTGGAAAATCCAAGTAGGCGATACAGAAGTTACTAACACTAAACACATCGAAGAGTTTATGAGTAATAGTGACAAAGAATTTTATAAGTTTATTACAGATCACTTAGAAGAACAACGTAAAAAATTCCAAATCGAACCTTTAGTAGTTAAAAGTACTCCTGAAGAAATCGAAGCAGGTGCTCCTCCCGAATGGGATGTTCCAATTACATTTGACGCATCAAATTTTTTCGGGTAAGGATCTTATCTCTGAGCATGGATGAGATCCAAGGACTTGTAAAACAAATGGACGGTGAACAAAAAGAGCTCAAAAACGAATGTTATAAACTAGCATGGTTTATGAGAGGTGCGTGTAGCCTTGATGAAGCTCTTTCGTTAGCCTATGAAGATAGAGAAATCATAGGTAATATTATCAAAGAAAATCTCGAAACAACTAAAAAGTCAGGGCAACCATTCTTTTAATTTATTGAATAGTAGTTGGTGCCGGAGCAGTTGGCTTAGGTGTTGCTGCTTTTGGCTTTGCTGCTACTGTGCCAGGTTTTGCAATTCCTGCTTTAGGTTTTTGATTTTGCGCTGCTGGAAGTTCTTGCGTACCTTTGGCTCCTGCTTGTTTAGCAACTTGAGCATCTTTAGTACCTGCCTTTACACCCTTACTATTAATTTGATCAATTACTAGTTTAATTACTGCAGGTCCTGCTGCCTTAACTGCGTCACGTACAGGATCAATTTTAGGATGTGGTAATCCCATATCAATAACGTCTTGTGTAGAAATAGTTTGTCCTGAAGCAACATCAGTATACAATGCTCCTTCCCATCTGTATTCTTTGCCATTTTTAGCCTTGACAACTTCGCCTTTTTGTACAGTTTTTGTTTGACCTGTGGCGGCCTTAGCATCTGCTGGTGCAGAATCATCAGCGGCTGTGCCTGTAGTTGCTGAATCATCTGCTGGCTTACCTTGTGCGTTGTTTGGCTGTTCAGCACCTGGCTTTGGTGCCGGCGATTCTGGGTCGCCTATGTTTTTAGCCTTCAACTCAACGCCTTGCTCTTGTCCAACTGTTTGTATTTGTTCTGGACTCATACCTAAGCCTTGCAGAATATTTATAATCGAACCTGTGTCTGTTGGTTCGCCTGCTTTCTTCCAAGCACTCATCATTTTGTTGTAAGTTGCTTTGTTACCTAATTCTTTTCCAGCAGCCGCTGCTTTGTCTGCAACTGCGCCGCCTACTGCTTTAGCACCTTGTGCAACTTTTCCTGCTGCACCTTTTATCATATCAGCAAATCCTGCTTCTTGCAAGTAACGATCAAATTCTGCTTCCATATCAACAGATTCGCCTGCTTTCATAATACCAGCTCTACCTTTTAGGTCGCTTGGATCAACAGTTGTCGCTTTGCTGTCTACGCCTGCAATCTTTTTATTGCCTGATGCACTTGTTACAACATCACCTGGCTTGACTTCGTCGCCTCCGACTTTGAATGCGCCTTTTTCACCCGCACCTTGGATACTACCTTGTGCAACTGCGGCAATGGCCTGATTGGCCATTGTTAGATTTTGTAAGAATGCATCATTCTGTGCTGCAACGTTTTGTGCAATTTCATTTGAAAGATTCATATCTGCAATAAACTCTTTTGTATCAAATGATTTTGCAAACTTCCATAAATTGTCAAATGCATCTAGTGCCGCTGGATCTGTTGTGCTTCCTGTTGCTGCTGTTGCGTCTTTCATTGAATTTAGAAGATCAGTAAACTCTCCAACACGATCTTCAGGAACAACCATGCTACCGATTTCTCTAATATTCTCAAAGCCTGGACCACTCAACGTGTCTTTAAATCCTACTTCAAGTGTAGTAAGCCCTGGTGCTTTATCAAATGGTACAGCATCAAAACGTAAGCCTTCTAACCAATCACCAATACCTTGTAACGCCCAACCTGCAATAGCACCGTATGCTGCTGTCTTAAGTGATTTACCAATAGCAGTAGAAAGATCTTCACCTTTGAGCAATTCGTTTGTGTTACGCAAAATCAAACCTGCTGCTAAACCTCCTGCTGGTCCTCCTACAAACGCTGCAATAGCAGTTAGTATTCCAACTGCAATACTTGCCTTACCTGGATTTGCTTTTGCCCAGTCACTTACTTTTACAATACCTTGTACAACCTTACTGTCAGGATTGTTTGCCATAATGTCTGCTTTGAGATCATTAAACTTTTTGTCAAAATCTTTAACAGGGCCAGCGTCTTTAGCAGCTCTACCTAGTTCATTAATTTTAGCATCAACTTTCTTAGCAAGATCAGCAGTCATCTTAACTGCACCAACAGCGGCACTACCTGCTGCTGCGCCCGCTTTGCCTACTGCTGTTCCTGCTTTGCCTAGTGCATTCTGGTTATTGCCAGACGCCATTGCACTTGCTTCTGCACTTTTAAATATTGCTTGAATTTGATCTGCTGTTAATTCTACTTCTGCTAATTTTACATATTGCTCTAGCAAAGGAAATAATTCACGTTCCCAACGCAACTGATATTTTTGTTGTGCTTCAGTAAGATCGTGCCAACCTTCTTTTAGTATTCGATGCGATCTGTTTTCGTATAGTGTAACTTCTTGTAATCTCATTGTAACATTCCTGCTAGGGCTTTTTTCTCAGTTGCTGATAGTGTATCTAACATTTTTTGTACATCTGCTGGGATTTCAGTAGCAGCACCACCGGCTGCTGTAGCACCTTTAGCACCAGCGGCTGCTGGCTTTGCGGCAGTACCGCCTGCGGCGGCCGGTGCTTGCTGTCCACCTTGCGCGGCTTGTTGACCTGCAGGTTGCTGTCCAGGTGCTTGCTGTTGTCCACCTTGCTGTCCACCTTGTGCTGTACCTTGCTGTCCACCAGAAGCGGCTTGCCCGCCCGCGGCAGTTCCTCCAGCAGCACCTCCACCGGCTTTTCCTTGTTGTGCATATCCGTCTTGGGCCATTTTTGTAATAATATCGTAAACTTGTTGCTTGTTAAGTACGCCTTGTGGAACTTTTGCTTGATTATAGTTATAGGTATTTTGCAAAAAGTTTGATAAGTCGTCGCCGGTTGCAGTCTTAACATTTTTATTTTGTGTGCCTAAGTACTGATTAAACTTTTTATACACAGCATTTGCAGTATCTCCTACTTCAGCCTTACCTTTTAAATTAGCGGCAACATTTCCTAAACCTGGAACTTTACCTAGTACAGCAGCACCAGCCTTTTTAGCCAATTGGCCTAGCATTCCAGCAGGTGCTTCGTCAATTTGTTTTTGTTCTTCTTGAGAGAGTTCTGCAATTTTCATTCGTACGAATCCTTAGTGATATTGTATAATGTATTTATTTAACTTTTTAATATCTACTTCGTAGATATTTGTTTTCGCTAACGCTCAAACTATACACTTCGTTTGTTTGATGTAAGTAATATGAAGAAACACATTATCACGAAGTGATAATGTTTAAGTTTCATGTAGATTGTTTCAGTCAGACGGAACCTGTTACGGTTCCGTCTAATCTCAAGGTGCTTCATGTGAGTCCGCCCCAGCCGAGACTTGGAAGTAGGTGTTTTCTGCTGTACAATGGGCTCTGACCTTTCCCTACCTACGTCGACATATGTAACGTAAAAAGTGCATTAAACGCTTTAATGCTTGTTTTATGCTACATTACCCGTTGCTTCGTTCCAGTGCATACGGTTTTTATGTACAATGTGCAGTTTTTCGACAGCCAACAATCAGTCTACGTCAATCAAACGCTCTACTACCGAACGCCGCTCAACGTGTTACGTGTGCTCCTATACGGATGCTTTTTCCACAGCGGTATTTTCGAACTGGCCCGCTAACCTTATGTGTTGGATTGTTTTGCCTTGATGCTGTGTTCTAGCAATGCCTTGCGCAATTTGTCGGAACCGCCAACTCTAACATTAATAATTCCATTGTAATACTCGTCGCTCTCTAATACACGGCGGTCAAATTGCTCTCGTGCCTCAATGTAAGACATCTCTCCTCTGCCTTTACACAGATATAAGATTTCTCTTGTGAAGTTTTCTGGGCCTAACTTGTCTACGTCTGCTTGTAGTCTGTCTGAACTACCCCAGTAGTCTTTCCAGTCTGACTCTTTGTAGCCTCGTCGCTTGTTCTTTTTGCCTTTGAGTGGTGGCTTTGTGGTCTTAAACCTTGATAGTTTTTTGCCTATGTATTTTTGCCCAGTGGTCTTATTTGTTATAAGGTAAACAAAACCTTCGTATTCGTCAGGTATGGTATCAATTGTTTTTCCTTCATAAGTCCATTGCATGAAGTACTTATGAATTGCCTTTTTTCGTTGCCTCTTTTTTGGCCATGTGCTTAAGATGTATCTCTTCTGAACGTTCTTTAGCCAGCGTTCTTATATCACGCAAACACTTTCTAACGTAACGATGCGTTCTTACGCTGTTACGCCGTTCAAAAACTTCGTTGGCACGAAAGTATTCTAAGTAAGCCTGTGCTAGTTGATCATGTGTATCATCTGTCATTGTATTTTTTTACTACTATATTAAACAAAGGTATAAATGCTAGTCCTATTATACATCCTAGTGCTGTGCCAAATGCTAAATCCCAACTTGCTGTACTAGCACCACCCATAAAATCGCTTAGAGCGTTACCAATACCTGCTCCAAACACTGTTCCAATACCTTTTTGAAACGAGGGTGGTAAGTATTTTTCGACAGATAGCCCTGTCATAGCACCTAGTATCATTATGGCATTGTCGACAATACCAAAAATTATAAAATCAATCATTCTTCAATAAAATCTATGTCATTGGCATAACTTGTAAAACCGTTTTCTTTAACAACTTTTAATACGTGATTAACTCGACCAACAAGTTCGTCTTTATGACTGATCAGATAAATGTTTTTATCACGCTCTCTACCCATCTTTTTCAAGATTCCTAGTGAGTTTTCAACACCAGCAGTGTCCATACCACTATCAATTAGCTCGTCAATGAATAACAAGTTGATGTTCTGGTATAGA